CCAAGATCTGCTGTTATTGGAGATGCTGGGAAGCTAGGAAGACCACCTGAAGGTGTATCCTGTCCAATTGCTATGGAAGCTCCATAAACATATGCAGGTCTAGCTGTACTAGCTTTGACCACTAAACTTGTGCGGTCATCTCTCACTCTGTCACTAACTCTTCTATCTGGAGAAGGTACAGTGATACTAAAACTCTTGAAACTAGCTTTATCAGCTTCTACGTTAGTTACTTTTACATAACCAACCTGTTCAAAAAGTTCAATTCCAGGCCAACCAAGTACACCCTCATGGTTAAATGCGGATAATTTGTTGATCTGATTACCAGGTGTAAGGATTGCACCTGCGTCACTCTTATAAGTTGCCATTAGATAATACCTCCTATTACTCTGTAATTGTGAAGGCAGTGGTAATGAAGTCCTTATTCAAGTTT